GGATCGGGACGGCTTACGTGTACTCCGACTTCACCTTCTGTGGATTCTTTGTCCATTACTTCCCCACCGTCAGCATAACACCCCATAGCGCAGTGCTTGGGTCCGCCGTGCTCACAGCTTTCTTCCATCATACCACCCTTGGCCATTTTTTGCATAGCCTTGCGTCTAACGGAGTAAGCGATAGCAGCAGCTTGTCGTGGGTCTTTACCGTGTTCGATTTCCGTCTTAATGTTTTCTTGTAAAGTCTTTTTAGATTTTCCGTGTTTTAGGGGCATTTTTAAAATCCTATAGTTAATAGCTTGAATTAGCTACTAAATTTGCTTATCGAAACACAATTACATACCAAAATCATCGTTTTTATTGGCATTTTCGAGATTCTTAAAGTACTCTTCTGCCTGTTCTTCCATCCTCGCAATTTCCTCTAATTCCCATTCTTTTGACCCATATTTCAAAAGTTTTGGCGCTGTAGCGTGGGTATACGCATAACTTTCTCGCCAAGCGTATAACAAGGCCTCGCAGATATCTGAGTGGAACCTGCGGCTGATCACTCTCTTGTCTGGGGTGCTTTTATCTAAATCCCACTCTACTCGCATACAATCTTGTGCAAATTGAGAATCACCTTTAGCTTTTACTTTACCACTTCTCATGGCATCATTTAACAGTTCTATGTATTCAATTTTTCTAACCTTTTCAGCAGGTTGAACGGATATCTTATAACGCTTTGATATTTCTTCTGAAATCTTTTTACCCAAGCCACCAGTATCAACTACGATTTTGCTGATGTCGTATTGCATACGTAGGGTTTCAATTTGATTGACAAGTTCTGTAATACCTTGATGCTTTGTTACAATCTCTTCCACAAGATACGTAGAAGGGCTAGTTTCACTCCAAGCAAGTAAACATATAGCATCAGCATCGTTGTACCCAAGGTCAACTCCTAATATGTAATTCCATTTACCAGGTGGAAGCTCGTCAAAATCATTTACGTTTTTATCGTAATGGTAAACTAAGGAATCACTGTCCAGCATCCACTTACCGAACCACTCACGTTGGATACTTGGATGATCTGCCGTAACTCCTCGACGCTTTAATTCTTCTTCAAAGACTCTTTCGTGAGACATTCCTGCCTTTTTTGAAATAAACGGATTATCCCAAAAAGCCCAAGAATGGTGAGACCAGTTACTAGAGCGACTGCAATTAAAGAAATAACCGCTAGGAATAGGACCCGGAGTACCAATGAGACAAAGAGTACCGGCGTGATCCAAAAGAGCAGGGCCAATAATGTCATTAACTAACTCCTCGATAAAAGAAGGGAATGACTGACACTCATCGATGTAAACTTTTTTAATAGCAAGTCCACGAAACTTTTCGATCTCTGACTTGTCAGCGGCTCCTGTACAATAAATAGTAGAGCCCGATGGAAACATAACAGATAATTCGGATGAATTGAAAACGCCGCCAAGATTGAATTGTCGATTTATCTTTTTTAGTTCTGGCCATACAATCCTTTTAGCGTTACTACGTGACAACGTAATATAAATACAGATTACGTCAAGATTGTTTACAGCAGTGAACACGAGATCGGCAGCACAGGATACAGTCTTTCCGGCACGTCTTGTTGTAACAGCTACTTTGAATCTGCTGGGATCTGCTACAAACTCTAACTGTTCTTTAAAAAGAAAATCATCCAACTTGAACGGTTTTTCCTTACGCTTTTTAAGCTCTGTAAGTACGTGTTCAAGGTTTGGTTTCATTTAACAACTCTTTAGCTAATTTCTTTAATTCATCATCCGGAACAGCTGCTAGCTCTTCTTTCTGTTCTTTTTGAGCTTTTGATAAATCCGACAGAAGTTTTACGTAAGCTACTAAATCTCTAGCAGACTTATCAGAAAGCTTGCGGGTGGACACTTCCAAGTAAATATGGTTAATGTCCTTTTTTACCGCATCACTAGCTTTTTTAAGAAGCTTATTTAGATCTTCCATTTTTTGTTTCTCTAACGGATTCAGATACAACTTCTGGAGCTAAAATAATAGAATGAATGTTGCTCATAGGAATGAAGAAAGTAATATCGTGACTTTCTACAGTAACACCATGATCCCCAACCATCATAACAGCTTTAGGGTGCTTTTCAGGAAGAATAGAAATAGCTCCTAGGATGTTAGTCCCTGGGATTGTTATTGCGTGGTTTAATTGAATTGCTCGTGCTCTCATGGTTCTCCTTAAATAAACGGGTCAAAATCCCATTCTTTTGGTTTTATAGACCTTCCAACTTTTGTTAAGTGCGTCACTTTTGTAACACCTTGTGGTAATAGCATTTTAGCTATTCCCATCTTTCTCCAAGCTTTCTTAACAAAAATCCAGTCTAATACGTTTTCTCTGTAACAAACATATCCTAAAATAACATCTGGATCTTCAGCTAAGGATGCTACTTTTACTTGACAAGAAAGTAATCTCTTCTCTAAGAATGCTTTATAGTTCTTAAAGAAAGAATCTTTTTTAATTCTACCAAACCACTCACAGCCGTGGTAAAGACCAAGAAGCCAAGTAGAATAAATAAGAGGCAAGTCTTCCTCTCTTAGATCTCTAATCTGAATTGTATTTAATGTAACTTGCATACTTCTTAATTATTTTACTAACCCAGTTAGGGTGTAAATCTACTACTTTAGCTATATCTTTATTCTGGACACCATCTGCATGTAGTTCCCAGATTTTTTTGTCTCGTTTGCTTTTAAACTTAAAGTCAAAAAGCATTTGTCTAGCTAACTCGTAATACCTTTGTTTTTCAACAAAAGCATCCGGAGTCCAATACCTCTGAAACTCAATACTATCCCAATGTATCAGAGGGTTGTCCTGTCTGGAAGGATCTTCTATGTCCTTAAACCCAGACTTAGCTAGCTTCTTATACCACTTCTGTTGAAGTTTCTGAAGTTGTTTCTGATCCATCTTTTTGCTCTTTCTTAGGTGCTCTCTCAGGGTGCATTAGATAGAATGCCAACTCGTTGGCTCGTGCCTTACGCATCATCTTAGCTAACAAGACGGGATCAAACGAGTCTTCTGTTTGGGGCAAGTGTTGTACAAAAGCTGCGAATAATTTTTTAGAGTCTTCACTTACACCAAACCCATGCTCAGACAAAAAAGACTCAGCTTGGGCGTTAAAACCTTCTTGAGTTTGCTCTAATCTAATCAGTTTGGCTTTGCGAAACATTTTCAACTCCTTGTTTAGTTTCTTCTTTCTTTTGCTGAGATTGTTTTAATTCAACAAATTCACGATTAACGTCAACAAGTTTTCCATTGATTTCGTCAAGAGCAAGTTTAAGTTGAGAAATTTGATATTGCAATTCTCCGGCTCTTGTACATAAATCAATGTACATCTTCTTTAATTCTTCTTCAGATCTCATTAGCTTTACTCCTTTTGCTTTTAACGCTCTGCGTTGTTTTCTATTCAACTTCATATATGTATTATAACAAATTACGCCTTAAATGTCAATAGTTATTACGCCGCTTACATAATTTATATTACATATATACTAACTACGGCGTATTACTAAGCCACATATGTAGTTATTATATACACTATTTTTTGCCTTGTCAAGTAGTTTTTTATAAGTGCTTGATATTATTGACATCAAATTTCTTGACAAAATTCTCTTGTTTTTAAAATATTTGTGTGTTAGTATTCAAATATAACCCAGGAGGTAGTCATGTACGGACTTGCAAAAGTTATCGAATGGAACGGCGAAGAAGGTTTACTTGAGGACGAGCAAGGTGACATTCTTCGATTTTCTTACGAAGATATTCACCCAAGAGATCTCGATTACGTCGCAATTGGAGTTACTGTTTTAATTACCGAACAAGGATACTTAGAACTTACGTCAAGTGGTTTTTCACACTATTTGGAATCGGAAACTGATGAACTTGCTTGTTTTCACGAAAACTATAAAGATGGTGTATGTAACGATTGTGGCGAACAAGTTGACTGGGTTTTAAAAAAGCCTAGTTGACTTTTTGTCTATTATGTTGTATAATACTGTATATGAAGTTAACTAACAAACTTGGTTTGCCACAGCCTATTGTTAAAGCTGTGTCTAATGACGGGTACAACAGCGGCGATTGTGATATTAGTGTTACGTCTTTACTAAAGCCACCTCAGATGAAGGCTTTAGAAAATTTGTTCGAGGAACAACTTGAAGAAGACGTGTCTGATCGCATTTGGAGTTTGCTCGGTCAAGTAGTACACGGAATCCTCGAAAGAGCTGAAGAGACAGCTATAGCTGAGGAACGTCTTTATATTGACGTTAATGGCTGGCGGGTTGGTGGACAAATGGATAGATTTCTTTTGAAAGAAGGAATCTTACAAGATTACAAGTTTACTTCTGTATACAAGATTAGAGATGGAGTTCCGGAAGAGTACGCAAAACAGTTAAATATTTATGCTCATATTTTGCGTAAGAACGGAAAGAATGTTAACAAGCTACAGATAGTAGCTATATTGCGAGATTGGTCCAAGAACCAATATATGCGCGAAGGAGATCCCTACCCGGCACAGCAAGTGGTACTTCTTGACGTGCCGATCATACCTGACGAGGAGGTGGCAGCTTACGTTGAAGAACGAGTAAGCCTCCATAAAGCTGCTGCCTCCCTATCTCCGCACGAGCTGGCAGATCAGACGCCATGCTCTTCGGAAGACAGGTGGGCTAGAGGTGATGTTTGGGCTATTATAAAAAAAGGACAAAAAAAGGCAACTAGACTTTGTCAAAGCGAAGACGCTGCTAAACTTGCTTTAGAGTCTTTAGGCACTGGGTACTCTATTAAGTTTAGACCAGGAGAAAACGTAAGATGTCGTAGTTATTGTTCTGCAGCTAGGTTTTGCGAACAATACAAGAAGTTAGAATCACAAAATAAAGGAGACGATGATGAGGATTAGAACAGATGATTTGAGGATGTTAATGGATTATTTAGATAAAGAATTAGTTGAAGAGGTTGAAGTTCGAGTAGTGCCAGCTAATTTTGCTGCTTATTTTACTTTTTCAGATCTTGACGGTAGAGAGTGCGAGATCACTCTTTATGCTGCTATGCGAGATATGCGTCCAGATTTGATGAAAAAAATGCAACTAAAAACTAGACTTAAAAAGGAGACACAATGAGCGATGGTATGACTGAAGCGTTTAGAACTAAAAAACCTAAAAAAGAAAAAGAAGTGAGAAAAGAAATTAACAAGCACGTTACATTAGTTATCAACAAAACTGCTAATGTTGTTTTTATTGAGAATACTATGGGAGGCCCCCAGCTTACAGATCAAATTTATTTAAAAGTTGATACTTTTGAACAAATTGTAAAAGAAGTTAAAAAGGCTCTTAAAAATGGATCAAAATAAACAATTGAGACTTCATTTTTTTAGTGTTGCTATGCAAGCAATAATTCAAAGAGAAGGCGTTCTATGTGCTCTAAAAAAAGAACAGATAGCTAAAGAAGCTTTAGAGTACGCTGAAAAGGCCGTTGAGGCCTGGGAACAAAAGATGTATGAACAAACGTTACTATAACAAAGGAGTAAACAATGAGTAAAAACTCATCAGGTGCAGGTAGCAATTGGGCTACTCGTACAAAAACAGCTGCAAAAGAAGTGCCACTTAGCAAAGCTACGTCAGACCGCGGAGAACGACGTACCGCTGTTGTGGAATCATTCACGCCTAAGTCCTACAAGACTGGTAGTTTCGGCGTCGAAGTTAAGTATTCCGTAGCAGGGTTACAGCGCCCCGTATACGAAAATATTGTATTGACAAAGCTCTCTGACAGTGGTACTATGGAACCAACCAAGTACGGAGAGAGCAATTTGAAACGACGGTTGCAAGCTTTTGGTCTGGATAGCGATGCTATTAACGCATTCCCTATTCCTCGATCACCTAAAGATGCAGGCAATGATGCTTACAATCTTTCAGGAACAAATGTCGCTGTCTATCTCGTTGATGAGGAATACCTTGGAAAGCCCACAAAGCGAGTGCGTGCTGTATTCCCTATCGGTTGATAGCTTATAGCCGTGAATGTAAATCGGCTCGATAGTCGTGGCCCCGGACTTTAAACGGGGCATTTTTACATGAAATACAAAACAGTAACAACATTAGAAGAATTTATTAGTATTGTTACACAATGGAAAGGCTTAATGGCCTGTGACATTGAAACACATCCTACTTGTATTTTAGGAGTGTCTCTTGCAGCAGAGACAACAAACAATGGCATAAACGCTATTTATATACCATTAAAAGTTTATGACAAAGAAAAGAATATATTTACTGAGGCTTCTGATAAAAACCTTGCGGACAGTCTTGGCACTATGCTTATGGACTACCATCTTGTTGGTCATAATTTCACTTACGACAAAACGCACTTAGATAAACATTATAAAGTAGAGACTTATTGGAAAGCCGATACCCGTATTATGTGGCATCTGGCCTCTGCCCCTTCTGGCCCAAGGCCTTATGGTCTTAAAGACGCCCAGGTGGAACTATTAGATATGGAACAGCGAGGCAATACCGAATTAATAAGTAATATTAAAGCTAACGGGGGCAAGGGCAAAGGCGAAGACATGCACTTAGCCGACCTTGAGGTATTAGCTAAGTATGCTGCATTGGATGCCTATTCTACTATTCTTTTGTATAAAAAGTTGTCACCGTTTTTTGATATAAACGATTATTGGTGGATGCTTGAACAAATGATGAAATACAACATTTTGTTGCAGAACAACACCGATAGCGGCGTTTCAGTGGATGTACCTGGGCTTGAGAGGTCTCACCAGAGACTTCTTAAAACAAAAGAAGCAGCTAAGTCTCGGTTTCAGAAGGAGCTAAAGAATGAAATCCAATCACTCGAAAAAGACTGGGCAGATCGTAGAATTACCGAGTATAAGCGGGAAAGCAACAGAACTTGGTATGCGAATCATCCAGAAAAATGGGAACGTTTCAACCTCAATTCTGACGCACATAAAAGAGAACTATTTTTTGAAAAACTCGGACACACACCCCTCAATTTTACCGAAGGAGGCAAACCTAGTGTGGACGGGGATAGCATCAAACGGCTCCAGGGTAATTTTGTGGAGGCTTACTTAAAATATGAAAAAGCTAATACGTTATCTACTAATTTCTCTGGACCTTATTTGTCAAGCTGTAGAGACAGTCGGCTTCACCCTGGCTTTAACATTTGCGGTACTGTATCTTATCGTCTCTCAGGTTTTAAGCCATACCTACTTAATGCTCCGTTTGACGAGAAAGCGATACTTAAAAATCTTAAGTGCGACGAGGGATATGTTGGTGTACACGCCGACTTATCCGCAATTGAACCCACGGTTACCGCGCACTACAGCGAAGACCCCTCCCTCCTCAAAGTCTTCAGGGACGGGCTAGGCGATATTTATCTTGACTTAGCTTTAGAGCTTTTTAAGACAGACAAAGAGCTTCATTACGGATACAACCCAAATATACCTATTACCTCTGAAGTTAAAGAAAGATTTGCTAAACAACGTAAAGTTGCTAAAGTTATTCAGCTTGCTGTACAATATACAGGCACTAAACACACTGTGTCTAAAAACCTTACAAAAGAAGGTATACCAACTACTGTCGAACAAGCAGACGAATATGTAAAAGCTTACTGGCGTAAATTCGATGCTGTAAGAAAGTTTAACTATCAACTACGTGAAGTTAATCGTAAAGACGGTCATCTTCGCAATATCATAGGAAGGATAATACGTGTACCCGATCCGGAATATAAAGACTTACCTAACAGATTTGTACAAAGTAGTGCGCACGACATACTCATACTATGGGTGCTTAGTATCTATGGGCGTTGTAAGGAAGAAGGCATTAAAATCAAGCCTATCTTACTTGACTGTCACGATAGTACCAGCAATCAAGTTCCAAAAGAACAAGCAGAACGACTCAAACAAATATACGTGTCCACCCTCCGAACTTTAAATGATCAACTTGGATTGTGTGTAAATATAAAAGCGGAGGCTAAGACATTCAATACTTTAGCCGGATTGAAAAACGAGGAAGAATAGTTATTGACTTAAATAATCACATTTGCTATAATGTAAATAGAATGGAGAACAAATGAAAAATCTAATGTTAATGATCGCGATGTTACTGTCCTGCGGGGCCTGTAAAGCTAGTCAATCAGGGGACGTTATTGAATTATCAGAAGACAATACAGTTCAGTTGAATTTACCTATTTTTAGCGACACAGCAGCAGAAGTGCAAAAAAGACTTCTCGAAAAAGACGTTAAGTTAAAAGCAGGAAAGCCGCTTTATTTAGTACTTAATACCCCCGGCGGCAGTATTCAAGATGGTCTTATGATTATTGAGACCGCTAAGAGTTTAAAGCGCCCGATACATACTATTAGTATTTTTAGTGCTAGTATGGGATTCGTTATTTCCCAGTATTTAGATAAACGTTATGCTCTGGACTCTGCTGTCATTATGACCCATAAAGCTCGGGTGGGCAACGTAGGCGGAGACGTTCCTGGAAGTTTTATTAACATGGCTCAGTATCTCTTAAATTTTGTTAATAACATTAACGAAAAGATTGCTATTCGTTCTAAAATGGAATTAGACTCTTACAACAAGCTTATCGAGTCAGATTATTGGATGGGTTCTACTCAAGCTATTGATCACAATTTTATGGATAAAGTTGTGACTATTTCTTGTGATAAATCTTTGCAAGGTTATGCGGAACCTCAAAGAGTTGACTTAGGATTTTTTGCTGTTACTGTTCAGTTTCACAAATGTCCTTTAATTACTCAACCTAACCTAGTAGAAGGAAATGCTTCAAATATGGATTTGCTTATCAACAAAAAAGCAAAACTTAGAAACACTTTTCCTCAACTATTTCAATAAGGAGTGGTAATGTGGCTTACACTTTTAGTTTATACTCTGCTACCGCAGATTATGGTGCTGTGCCTAATTTCCTGGTACTCGGTGAGAGTGATCTTAAAGGCTTCTCGTCTCTCTACCAGGTTACGGCAGAGACCGCAAAAGCGGTTGAGCAGGCAGGAACTGTTAAGGGATTTAAGGGTGTTGTCTGGTCAAAAAGACTCTGGATGGACTTCGACAACCCCGAAGCCGCCAAACGGGCCGATGGCAAGTTAAAGGAGATGGGATATGATTATATTAGTTACAGCACTGGTAACCGTGGTATGCATTTTGGGATCTTACGCAGCCATCCTCCTAGCCACTTACTTCCCTTACTCGATAAAGCCTGGGTCAAAGAACACTTCCCAGAAGCCGACAGTTCGATCTACACCCATTTACATCCGTTCAGAATACCGGGAACAATCCATGAAAAAACAGGGAGACCAAAGGTACTCATCGCTGAGCACAGAGGAAGTATCCTTACACTTCCCCCACTTAAAAGGGAAGAAATGCAAATTGTTTCTACTGGACAAAAACAAGGAAAAAGCGTATTTGATTGTTTCTATGTAATGGCGAATACAGTTCCAGTAAACAATGGACAACGGCATCAAATTATGATAAGATTGTTAAACGCGTTGAAAAACGATGCCGGCGTTCCGATGGATATAGCGATGTGGTGGACAGGTGAGTGGAATAAAATGTTGAGTGAACCGAAGGAAGACCATGAAATCGAAAAAGCCGTTCGATCAATATACGAAAGATGATATCGATAAATATCGGTTTCAGTTCGTTAAGAACACACTACGACGTGCAAGTTACAGGTGGCCTTGGCGTAACGTAGCAATTAAACGAGCATGGCTCGAGTGGGGAAAATACAAATGCGAAAAATGCAAAAAAGTAGTGCCCTCAAAAGAAAAGCAGTTAGATCACACCCAGCCCGTAGTGGACATAAAAAAGGGCTTCGAAGGTTGGGACAAATACTGCGAGAGACTGTTCACCGACTCCTTGGGCTTCAAAGTCCTATGTTTGAGTTGCCACGAAAAGAAAACAAAAAAAGAAAACGTAGCAAGAAGGAAGTATAAAAATGGCTAAAATATTAGTGATAGCTGATACGCAAGCACCATTTATACATCAAGATTACTTGCGATTTTTAAAAGCCGTACAAAAGAAGTATGGTACAACTTTAACTGTTCATGTCGGCGATCTCGTAGACCACCACGCTTTAGGGGACTGGGATCACGATCCAGATGGTTTTAGTGCTGGACAAGAGCTTCAACAAGCTATTAAACAGCTTACGCCTTTTTATAAAGCATTTCCTAGTATGCTTGTGTGCAAAGGTAACCATGATGAGCGAATCTTCAGAAGAGCTCTAAAACACGGCATTCCTAGGGCTTACTTACGTGAGTACAGGGATTTTATGAAAGCCCCAAAAGGCTGGAAATGGGTCGATAAGGCTGAAGTGGATAATGTTATATATAAACATGGTCTAGGGTATTCTGGAGTACAGGGAGCTATAAACGCCGCTAAGGATGAGCTTAAGTCATGCGTTATTGGTCACTTGCATGCAGACGCCGGTGTACTGTTCTGGGCCAATTCTCAGGTACTGTTGTTTGGTATGAATGTAGGGTCTGGGATTGATAAAGACGCATACGCATTTGAGTATGGAAAGCATATGCGTAAAAAGCCGATTCTAAGCTGCGGAGTGGTTATTAATGGTAATCCCACGCTGATAGCTATGCACTTAAACAAACGAGGAAGGTGGACAGGTAAATTATGAAGTTGTTATCAAAAATAAGACTTACTATTGTTCAATGGCTTGTCGTTACGTTAGCAGCTGTAGCTGGGATATTAGCTGTAGCTTTTAAACTACAAGGCGATAAACTTAAAGAAGTTAAATTAAAGCTTATGGAAAAGGATCTTGACTTAGCTATTAAGAAAGATTCTGACAACATTAAAGAAAAAAAGAAAAAACTTAGAGAGGCTAAAAGAAAATGAGGTTTACGCCTATAATTATAATTTACGCTATTCTTTTGTTTATTGCGGCTATTGCTGTAAAGCAGTTGAATGTGTGTACGGACAAATTAAGAAAAAACAAAATAGAAATTCTACCAATTGATTAGGTGACATATGAAGCCAAAAATGCACAGAAGTCTACCAATAGTGATGATTGAAGCAATCGATCATTGCATGGACACTCCACGTAACTTGCGAGAAGATGTTATGAAGTTTCATGTAGTGGGTATTTTGTTTGCTGAAACTAAAGATGCATGGTATTTGGCTAGTTGGTTGTTTATGAAAGATATCAATGACGGTAATAATGAAGGGTTTATGATCGTAAAAACCCCCGGCGCTAAGATTACTATACTAGGGCATTTAAATAATGAGTAAGTATTTGTTAATAGTATTCCTAGTGTCACAATTGTGTCTAGGAAATGAACAGAAATGTGAAAAAGCATTGTCTGCCTGTGAGGAAGTAATTCACGCCCAAGACAAAGCTATTGACAATTTAAAAAAATCTGTTATAGTTTTAAAGAAAGAGCTAGAGCAGTCAAAACGAACAACACCTACTTGGGTGTTAATTGTTGGAGGTATAGCGACTGGCATAATCATTAGCTCTGTAGTAAGGAGATAATATGAGATTCTTTATAGCTTGTTTGTTGTTTCTAAATAGTTGCGGTTATTCTGACGATCTTACCTTCACTTGGCCTGCTAAGATTAAGATAGTTTCTACCACTCCTGCAGCTGAAACAATGCAAATGATTTTAGCTATCCAAGATCTTAATAAATTTTTACCAGAAACAGTAGTTTTTTTTCAAGGCGACACACGTTCAATTTTTCCATTTCAGATTGTAGTTAGATTAGCTTCAGAGGATAGAGGTAGTTACGCTGGATTAGCTACAGTTTACAATGATTCTTGTATTATTACTATATATCCTGTATCTGTTAGAAACAACATTGTAAAGACTGTTATGTGGCATGAAATTGCGCATTGTGTCGGCGTCGGTCATAAAGACACTTCTGGTCACATTATGTCTACAAATGTCCATAACTTTGGAGGATACAGCGAGGAAAAGTTAAAAGTGTTTGCTAATGATTTTATGGCACTTTTCAATAAGGTAAAATTCTAATGAAGAATAAACCATGTTGCATCAATAAGGTGAACTTGTATGAAATGTGCTTAGATTGTTATAACCTGTATTTTGCAGACCCTAACGCTTTTATGTTACAAGATCCTTACGACGTTTATTTGGAAGAAAAAGCAAACAGTTCTCCGTATAAGCAATTAACGTGCGAATGCGGAAGCGAAAGCTACGGTGGCACTACGCATAGTCATTGGTGTCCAAAAGGAGAAAACAAATGATACTAAAAAACAAAAGATACGATGGTAGTTATATCCAAATGTATGTATCAGATGATGCTACTTGGCAGGAAGCAGTAGATGAGTTCATTCACTTCTTGCAAGGCTGCGGCTATATCGTGCAAGGGTACGAGATAGGTGATTATATCTCTGAGCAATATCATTTCCAAAAAAAAGAAGTTCAAGACTTACAAAAGTTAATGGATGAGTTGCAACCCCGCTCTGAAATCAAACGAAAGAAAAAAAGAAAATAATTAATATGAAAATACAGTGCAAAAACTGTAAAAAGGAAACTGATCATGTTAACCAAGGTAATGATATTCGTCCTGATAAGCGTTACTACTGTTCGGTGTGCAGGACGTCAAATCCAATGCCAACCAGTGTCAGTGATAAACCAAACCCCAAGGTGGGACCCAAGCGACGAAAAGGCTCTAACTAGGGCCAGCGTTAGATGCGGTGAAATCTACTCAGATGCACCCTGTTTAAAAAAGTTTTACAAATTAGAAGAAAACAGGTATAGTGCTTTATGTGGAGCTAAAAATGATTAAAATGGTTTTTGTTTGGCCCGGCGTTATTATAGTTTACCAAGACGATGTAAAAATATACGAAGGAACCTGCTATAAAGCCGCATTGCTAGCCACAGTGCCGTTCTAAAGGCTATTATTTTAATCAGCAAGCCCAAGGAATAGCTTTCTTTCTGCTTCTCTACGCTTCACCAAGCCATTGAGTTTCTCTCCGCCAGCATACACCCACTTACCGAACTCATGGCTAGCTTGAAACTTCTTACCTTCCTTTAAAAGCTTATACATGGTACTCTTTTTAAAAGCCCCTATGCCTATATTATAGACAAAACAGGTAAGGGCATCAAATTCATCCTGTTTAAGCTTATTACCGAATAAATCGGTTAAATCCAAGCCTACCTCTAGGACGTGGGCTAGTAGCATATAATCGGCTGTCTTTTGCGTTATAGTAAGCCCAAATTGAATGCCATCGCCGGTAGTACCCCAGCCTATGGTCCATATCCCTGTAGAGTCCTGGTAGGCCTTTAAACGGCAAGATTCGAACTTTTTAATTAGATTAACAGCTTTTTCGGAAGGGATCATTCTTTATCTGATTTATTCAGCCTGTCGATAAGTAGCTTGATTATAGACATACCGGAAATACGCTCAATGTTTTCCATAACGCTCTTAAGCTCAGTAAGGCCTATAAAACCGGCTAAAATCTTTACAACCGGAATAGCATCTCCTGTCATGTATTTTTCTGTTAGAAACCCCAGCATAATGACGGCTTCGTACACAGTCGTTTTAATGATGGTACGCTTTAAGCCGGAAGACGTTATTTTCTTCCGCTCCTTTCTAGCGGCCATTATGCCTGAAATCAAGTCAGCTATGGTAAGCACCATAACTGTAATAAGTGTGGCCTTTACAGGCGCGAACACTATTAAAATCGATACTAGTAGTGAACTAAGCTTTTGCATATTATGCTGGCTCTACAAGCATCCAAGCCACAGTACCATTAAAGCTATTATCGCTTGCCTCGATAATAAAATTTCCAGCGCCTACATCTCTAGAATAAACTTTAACAGATGGATTGTGCGCACCAGTGTAGTCCTGAATAGTTAAAAATATACGGCTATTAGCTGTAATAGCAGTTGTGGGTACTGTAAATCTGTTTGGATTACCTGTAGGAAATGCGGTTGTAACGCCCATTTTAGCATTACTACCTTCTTTAATGCTTAAACCATCACCAGCAGTTGCAATAATAACATCTCCACTAGTTACTTTAATATTTCCAGAGACTTCTAATTTTTCAGCGGGAGTAGCAGTACCAATCCCAACTTTATCAGCTGATGCATCTACAAATACTAGATTTGCATCTGTATCCCCTTCTACTCTAAAATCAAAATCAACTCCGGTATCGTTTACAACTACTTCCGTAGCATTTTTAATTCGTAGTCTTTCAACTCCAGCGGTATTAGCAATGATAGATCCTGCAGTACCACCAACAGAAGTCCCACCGGAAATTGTTACACTACCACCATTTCCAGTACCTGCAGTTTTATCTCCGCCACGAAGAGTAACACTTCCAGCTGCTTGTGTTCCTTGTGTTCCAGTTGCACCAGCATGGTCTCCACCATGAAGTGTTAAACTTCCACCAGGATTTGTTCCTCTAGGATTCGATGAATTAGCTCCATTACCGCCACGTACAGTTAATGAACCAGGTGCAGATCCGTTATCATCTGTTTTTTCTAGTCCTGAAAGGATTCCAGAAGTAGTACCAATTTGCATTTGCGTTGCAGCAAATACTTGAGATGGTCTATTGGCTGTAAAAGTTCCAATAGTATTAGCATTATCTGTTGTAAAGGTTAAATTTGCATTAAATCTTGCAACGTTAGTTTGAAACTCAGCAACCGTTGTACTTCCGCTACCGATAAAATAAATACGTCTAGTAGCACTTGTAGTTCCACCGCTAATATCTAAATAGATACTTCCACCGTTATTAGTCGATGTGCCTGGGTATAAGTATAGATTTCCACCTACAACACTTGATCCTGTGTTTCCAGCCCTGATAGTCAAATCATGGTTAGCTTGTGTGGCTTTGGCATCGGAACCATTTACTATGGCCGCCGTTGCTTTGTTAAAAGCTAAATCTTGATTTATAGCAGTTGTAGCTAAATTGCTCAAAGCAGTATTGGAATAGCTGCCAGCAGGTTGTTTACCGTTGAACGTGGACCAGTCGGTTGAAGAAAGGTATCCGTCTGTTAGCGCGCTTGCTTGGGAAATTGAGAGATTAGGGGTGGTGCCACCGCTAGACGCTAATGGAGCGCTAGCTGTTACGGAAGTGACACCAGAGGCTGGCAAAGCTGCCCACGCTGGAACACCAGAAACTAGCGTAAGTACTTGACCGTTTGAGCCTGAAAGTGAAAGATTTTGAAGATTTGTGGCAGCTTTTAAAGCTAGAGCATCATATACCGCGTTTTCCGTAGGGGATCTATTTACTACGCCATCTTGTATTTGATCTTGGGGTCTTATATAAGACATAAGTCTCCTGAAAATATAAAAGGGTTGCCCCCACCAGCCTAAGCCAGTGAGGGCCCCTGTTTGTTAGACTATGAACCAGCTTGTACCGTTTGAATAAACGATAACAGATTCATAAGGAACTACGATTTCGAAATTGCTTTGTCCATCGATCAGTTGACCTGATTGAGGGGCAATTCGGATGCAGTTCGACACGCTTGCAGAGCCGCTTTCATCTTTAATGATGAAATGTCTGTTTGTAACAGTGTTTGCAGCAGGCAACGTGATTACCCTAGCAGCAGCGGTATCTGTAACAGCAATTAATCCGTGTGAGGATGTTACTGTTAAGTTTCCAGCCACAGCTGTTCGAACCAGCGAGTAACCGCTCATCATAGCTAGCGGTTTTACAGCCGCTACAGTTGCAGCAGTGCAGGTTAGAGCTGCTTGTCCTTGAGCGGAAAGACCAACCGTGTTTGTATCGTAATACATACCAAAGTTAGTAGCTCCGCCGAACGTATATCCAGGAGCAGCAGCGTTCGACTGAGTGAACACAGCTTTACCGGATGATGTTACGCTCGTTTTTGCGTAGATGTTGTTTGGTCGGAAGTTTCCAGATGCTCCGATGTCGCCAGATCCATCGCTTACCCAAGCCATGTTCTGTTGAATACTGATGAAGCCACCGATGTATACAGTGTCTTTAACGTAGATATTGCTTGGTCGATTTGCGCCAGAGGCACCGATGTTACCACCACCGTCACTAGCCCAAGTAATATTTTTGGAGGTACCAGTGAAAGCCAAGCCTCCGGTCATATTTCTAGAACCGTCTAGCTTAAGCATCTTCAAGTCTTCAGATTGTAACAATGTTACCTTAGAATCGACGTAGGATTTAGTAGTAGGATCGGCTTCTAAGCTATCAAGTCGTGTATCAAGCGCATTATCTGCGGATTGACGAGCTGAAGCTTCTGAGCTTACGGCTGACTGTCTGTCGCTGATTTCTTGAGTGATCTGTCCTTGTAAATCGGATACTTCACCGTCAACGTAAGTTTTAGTTACGCTGTCAAGTTCTAATGCATCCAATCGCATGTCCATAGCACCATCAGCGCTATCAACGTACGATTTAGTAACAGGATCTAACTCTAGAGAATCAAGACGAGTGTCCAGAGCATTGTCAGCTGCGATACGAGCACTTTCTTCCGAACCCATCTCAGAGTCAACATAGGACTTTGTAACAGGGTCGAGTTCGAGTACATCGAGTCTAGCACCCAAAGCACTGTCGGCTGACATTCTAGCAGATTCCTCTGCAGACATTTCAGAATCGACATATGACTTTGTTGTAGGATCAGCTTCCAATACATCTAAACGAGCGTCTAGACCGCTTGAAAGAGAAGAGATTGCACCGTTGATGGAGCTGTCTGCAGCTTGAAAAGCCGCTACAACTTCACTTAACGAATCAATAGCTGCAGGGTCAACATTGCTCAACACATTGTTGATTTGTCCTTGCAGATCACTGACTTCGCTGTCAACATATGCTTGGGTTACAGGATCAGCTTCGAGAACGTCCATGCGTCCGTCGAGAACTGACTGAATACCATCCACATAGGTCTTAGTAACCGGATCAAGCTCGAGGATGTCCAAACGACCATCTAAAGCGCTTTCGGCAGACATAGCGCGAGATTCCTCGGCGCTAACCATTCCTTCTACGCTAGTGATAGCAGATTGTCTATCGGAGATTTCTTGTGTAATTTGACCTTGAAGATCGCTTACTTCCCCGTCTACATAGCCTTTGGTGACAGGATCTTGTTCTAGGATATCGATGCGAGCATCAATAGCCGACATTTCCTGGCTAAGCTGAGAGCTTAGGTCACTTACTTCGCCATCGACATAAGTCTTAGTTACTGGATCTTGCTCCAGAATATCTAATCTTCCGTCTAAAGCTTGGTCAGCAGACATTCTAGCCGACTGTTCAGAGCTAATAGCTCCTTGTCGGTCAGAAATTTCCTGCGTGATTTGCCCTTGTAGGTCAGAGACTTCCCCATCCACATAAGATTTTGTGGTAGGGTCTTGCTCAAGAATATCAAGACGTCCATCAAGAAGTCCTTCTGCAGCCATTGCACGTGCTTCTTCAGCACTTACTGCACTTTGTCTGTCAGAGATCTCTTGTGCGATTTGGCCCTGTAGACCAGAATCTTGACTGTCAACGTAGGTCTTAGTGACTGGGTCCAATTCAAGAACATCAATTCTTGAATCTAATCCACTGACTAAACCGTCTACATAGGTCTTGGTAGTATCATCTTGCTCGAGAGCGTCTAAACGCCCATCAAGAGAAGTTACTTGTCCGTCAACATATGTTTTCGTGACAGGGTCAGCTTCCAGTGTTTCCAGACGGCTGCTTAAAGCGCTGTCTGCAGACTGTCGTGCTGACTGTTCGTCTGAAATAGCTGCCATTCTTGCAGATTCTTCAGAAGCAATCTCGCTGTCTACATATGACTTAGTCACCGGGTCAGCTTCAAGAGCGACCACTCGTAGATTTAAAGCAGAGATAGCTGCTGATCTGTCAAGGATTTCTTGGTCAACCTTACCATCTACAGTACCGATTTGACCGGCAACTGTAGCTGCGAAATTAGCATCTCCGCCTAAAGCGTCGCTTAATTCCTTTAAGGTGTCAAGAACGCTAGGAGCACTGTTTACAAGTGCTGCAATCTTAGCGTCAGCATAGTCCTTAGCATCCTGTTCGGCCTTCGCCACGCTGCCTTCGACAGCGGCGTTGCCTTCCAGGGTGTTAAGTCTTAAGATCATAGCACTGTCAGCGGATTCCCGTGACGACTGCTCTGAACTAATACTTAAAGAGAGCGAATCCAGGTCAACCTGTACCGCACCCTTGGCCCTTTGATTTGTGAAGAAAAGTTGACTAGAGCCCTCAATCAACTTATCTGTATTGCGAATAAACGCCATACGTAACTATCCTTAAATTATGTACCAACTACCAACGCCATCACTAACCACAGTAATAGATTCGTAGTTGACAACTAATGTTAGCCCCAAGGCAGATCCGTCTAATACATCACTACCGGAGGGGGCTATCGTGATGTTACGCACACTACAATTACCACCTTCGTCTTTAATAATAAGTACTTTTCCATTGTTAGCAGCGACTGCCTCTGGCAATGTAATAGTCACTGTGGGACCAGCTACCGCAGTGTCTACTCCAATGTAATAATCAGAGGTGTTAGCAGAATAAGAAGCATCTACTTGAATACGAGTAATGTAAGAAGCATTAGGACCAGCTTGTGACGCGTATCGTACTATTGTACCCATTTTAATCTCCCAATCGTTTGTATGTGAAGAAGATATTCATAGTACCAGTACCACTGGCTCTAGTATATTTCAACTTAAGAAAAGGTAATGCGCTACCGTAGAGGTCTATTC